TCAGTTTGACGAGGTGTTATGGGCTGAAACCCCTCTGCTCGACAAACATCAATTCACACTATCAGACGATGGTATCGGTAGGGTGTGGGCACATGATGAAGAGGGCAGGGCTTGGGTTGGATCGCCTGACATCATTGGTGTTGTAGGGAACAAACTGACGCTTGCCGACCTTAAGACCAGCGTCAAACCCTACAGTCGCAAGTGGCCCAAGGACCTGGAGAAGGGGTCGATGGAGTGGCGCGACATCTTGGGTGGGCACATGAAATTTAAAAAGACGTGCAAGCAACTTGCTGCGTACGATCTTGGTATTGAGCAGACTCTTGGGATGCGGGTCCAGCAGGCAGCCATCTTGGTGTCCACGCCTGTCCGCACTCAAGTCTTCAAGATCTCCAGGAAGTTTTTGGATTCATTGAGGGGTGACTGGCTGAAAGTAGTGGAAGAGTACTACAGCCAGATCGAACGCTGTGGGGTCTATGATGCAGACTTGCTTTAATAAAAAAATAAAACAAATATGAAAATCTGCAGGGTGTGTAAAATTTCCAAACACCTGGAAGCATTTAACAAAGCAACAGCAAACAAAGATGGGTACAATAACCGATGCAGGGAATGCGGAAAAAAATATGCAGCCCAATATCATAAACAGCAGATACAAAAACATACAGAAACACCACCCGATCCCTTGCCTAAACTATGTCCAAATTGCAACCTTTTAAAACCTTTTGAAAGTTTTTATAGAAATAACGGCTCCAAAACAGGTGTCACTTCTTTTTGTAAAACGTGCTCAAGTATAAAAGGAAAACAGTGGAATAAAAACAACAAAGAAAAAACAAAACAAAGAAGTAGGCTAAAAGATTTAAAACGTAACTATGGAATGACACCGCAAGATTATGAAATCATGCTAAGTAAACAAAGCAATGTGTGTTATATCTGCAAAACAAATGAGCCTGGAAAGAATAGGTCTTATTTTACCGTGGACCATTGCCATACAACAGGTAAAATCAGGGGTTTATTATGTGCAAAATGCAATTGCGCATTGGGACTTTTAAATGATGATCCAAAACTTTTTGAGGCAGCTAAAAATTATCTAGAAAAACACAATGACCCTGATTTGATTTGAGCCATGCCCTGGAATACTGATGATCCCATGGAGAGACGCAAGCGTATTGCCTGGTCTGTCGCAACTTCGTCTTGCATTAAGACTAGGCAGGATCCTGTAGATGTTTACAACAGACTGATGGACGAATGGGATGAGGTCGATAAAAAGAACCCGTGGAATTTTTCGTATGAGTCTAATAAGACTTAGTGATTTAACAAAATCTTGATGGCTCTCCTGGATTGGCGGCCGTAGGATAAGAAGACACACAACCCAACCACCCGATGGAAATCCATGTTATTTCCGTTGGTGAGTGGATAAATACGCTCCAAAGCCTCATGATGAATGCGGCTGACGGGGATTGTTTTTGTCTGCCTACCGACATGCATTTTCATGCATATATGTTGGTAAAAAACACGGCATTCCCTGAGCGGGACTTTAAAGTGGAGATCAAGCAGCAAACAGAAGCATGACAAGCAAACAACAATTGACCCTGAAGCCCGGCGAGGTACGTCTTGACTACATCCCCAAGGATTGGCCGCTCACGCCGCTTGGCGCAAACAAGGATCCATATGTATCAGGTTGGCAAAACAAGCCATTTAGTACACAGGAAATTGAGGAGGAAATCCTTACCGGCAAGTGCAAAGCTGTCGGTTTACTTGGCGGGCCTGTCTACAACTATCCTTATGGCCTGGTCTGGGTTGATGTTGATGGACCGAGCATCTATCCACTTATCGAACAACTCTCTGGCTTGCCTCTTAATGAAGCATTGCCCCAAACGCTGACCGTTTTCAGTGGCAAAATCGGGCGTGAACGCAAGCTTTACCGCTTGAAACGGGAAAAGCACAAGCATTTCGTTAGAAATAAGTACACCTGGCACGGGGAAGAGAACAAAGAAAAACTTGAGATTCTTTGGAAGCGGCACCAAGGTGTGCTAATGGGTTTGCACCCTGAGACCGATGGTTACTTCACGGGTGAAGAATCTGGATTTGAGTGGGTCCAGGAACTGCCTGAGTTTCCGGACTGGCTGCTGAATGCCATCATCAACAAGAACGTAAAGCAAGGGGTTCCTGCCAAGGAAATCTCCAGGGTAATTGGTCCTACATTTGCTGTGAACACAGAGATCTCGCTAGAGCGGGACATGCAGCTGGCAACAGAAGCAATGTGGGCACTGCCGCCAGAGGCCTGTGACGATTACGACATCTGGATCACGATTGGACAATCGCTTCACTCACTGGATGAATCGTTGCTGGATCAATGGGATGAGTGGTCCAAGCAATCGGATAAGTATCGAGATGGCGAATGCCACCGCCGTTGGTTGTCCTTTAGTAAAGGCGGTGGCCGTGGTCTAGGTTCTCTTATTCACATTGCCCGTGAGCATGGCTGGGAGATGTCCCAGAACCATCGTGCGATGAGTGTTGATGATGCGACACTTGAGCACATGTCCAAACAACTGGAAGAAATTGAGGCTGCACTGATGCCGACCATTGAGACTGAGTTATCTCCTGAAGATACTGTGCAGCCTCCTCAGGAGAATCGTAAGTCTTTGAAAAGGCAGGGACGGGGGCAAGGAAAAGAACAACAAACAAGAGGACCTTCATCTGACGCAGTTGCTGACGTACTCCTGCAGGTTTATAGAGGAAGGCTGCAGTTTAGTCAAGCCCACAACGCATTCTTCATCTATGAGCACCACAGGTCAAAGGGCTTGTGGTCTCGTCTGTCTGAGACTGAGATGAAGAGTGAGATCAAGTCTCAGCTCGACCTGATCAAGGAGGGTTTCCTTAAGAATGGCTACAGCATGACGCTGGTCAACGATGTGTACGAGCAGCTACGCATCAGTCTCATCTTTGATGACTGGTATGAAGGCAACGACCACCTACTGTTTACCAACGGTATCCTTAACGTCAATACGCGTGAACTGCTGCCTTTCAGCAGGAGCATGCACATCACGCAACAACTGCCCTATGACTATGACCCAGGGGCAACTTGTGAGCCTATTGTCAAGTGGCTGAAGAACACACAGGATGATAACTGGGGTCGCGTCCAAGTGTTGAGGGCTTGGTTGCGTGCCGTCCTTTTAAGTCACTCTGATATTCAGAAGTTTGTTGAAATTGTTGGACCTGGTAAATCTGGTAAATCAACGTACTCGAACCTGGCACATGCTTTGGTTGGTGATGACAACGCAATGATCTCATCCCTTGAGCACCTTGAGAAAAACCGATTTGAAACCGCCAACTTATATAAGAAAAAATTATTGCTCTTCAATGATGTGGAGCGCTATGGCGGTTCGGTCTCTGTGTTAAAAGCTATTACCGGTCGGGACTTAATCCGTAACGAACATAAGTTTCAGACGGGGTCCCAGAAGCCGTTTAAGTTCAATGGCCTTGTCATGATCACGGCTAACGAACCCATCCAAACAACTGATCCAACCTCAGGTCTTGCACGTCGTCGCCTCACTATTCCTTTTGACAAGCCGTTCACTGGTAACTCTGCTGAGCAACGCACGTTAATTGATATGGATGACCGTGGTCGTCCCTTTGGTGAATTTGCGTCCTTGCTCCCAGGGCTTGTCAACTGGGTCTTAGATATGAGTGAGGCTGAGATGCGTGAGTATCTGATGGAGACCAATGAGAAAGTTGGCTTCTTTGCTAAGCATCACCGTGAACAGATCCTTAAATCCAACCAGATCATGGATTGGCTTGATCATTGTGTGGTGTTTGACCCAGGTGTGTCTACTCCTATTGGTCTGGCTAAACCTTCTTCTGCTGGTTCTTCAAACGTGTACGTGTCTTGGGATACGTGGTTATATGCCAGTTACTGTGAATTTGCCCGTGCATCTAACAGTAATATCCTTGGGCGTAGCCGTTTTGAGACCTTGTTGATGGACGTGTGTATCCACCAGCTTGGCTTGAACGTCTACAAGTTCAAGAATCCACGTGGCATGCGTGTAGTCAACGTTGCCTGCAGGGCATCAGACCAGAAATACGCAAAGTTCCCCTCCATTATTGAAGTGGGCATGAACAAAAAAGAATGGCGTATTCACTATGGCGATGTCATAGATAAGAAGACTGATGCGACAATGGAATCTGCAGAGGCAGAGCTTTGAGTGACGGTCGGCATTTAATTTTAGATCTCTATGGGTGTGACCCAGAGTTGTTAGATAACTATGAGGAGCTTCAACGGTTGCTTGAGGCTTCTTTAGTTCTAGCGAAAGCCAATATCCTACGGATCATTGGTGAAAAATTTAAACCGCAAGGTGTGACACTACTTGCCTTACTGGCAGAGTCCCATGCAAGTGTGCACACCTGGCCAGAGATTGGTTATGCAGCAATCGATTTGTATACGTGTGGGGATACAACGCAAACACATCGAGCTGCTGAGTTTTTAAAAACAAAACTTAAAGCCAAAGCAACGGAAGAAAAAGAGTTGACTCGATCAGTAACGCCGCCCAACTTGTTGTTGTAACTCTTCAATCTTTTTGTCTTTCTCTGTCTTCATTCCAAGGGAACCCGCAAGTGCACCGGTAAGACCGATGCCGGTAACGACGCCTACTTCATCGCCAATAAAACGACCCACCGCACGTCCGACATGCTCTCCCGTGACTGCATTTGGTTGCTTTAACAGTGATTGAAACATTTGTCCCACATCCGTATCAGTACCAGGTATTGTTTTTCCCTTATACTCTAAGGCCATTTTTGTAATATTGGCATCAATAGATTCAGAAGCTTGGGTGTTAATCAGGTTTTCAACTTGACTAAAACCTTTATCCATTAAAGTTTGAGTTGCTGCACCCATCTGCTTGCGTTGTTCGGGTGATAAGTTTTCAACTGTTTCCAGAACAGCACGCGCTTGTCCTGCTTGGCCTACAGCTGAATGATATTTTTTAAACGTTTCTGGATCAACCCCATATTTAGATGCAAATGCTTGAGGGCTTTGCAGGGCTTCATTAAGTAGTTGTGAAGAGGTTTCTTGTTTTATCTCTTGCTTCATTTGACCTTTCATATGGCGCATTGTTTCTGCAGCGCCTTGGGCAAGTGTTTTCTGGCCTGCAACTCTACCAAAATTTGCTGCAAGTCCTCCTTGGTTTGTTAACGCGTCTTTATGTAGACGTTTACCAATGCGTGCTCCTATTGATTTACCTAACATGCCAATGCCAAAGCCGCCGGCAACAGCACCAACGGTCTGAAGAGCCACCTGAGGCAAGGATGTATCAGTGCCGATTAAGCTCAAGCCGGCTGGAATACCGGTCATCAAGCCTTCTTGAAACTCGTTAAATAACTCATTCTGCTGGAGCTGCATAAACTTGCCAGCAAGCTCTTGCCTATTCATGATATGTTTTTTTCTAGTCTACGTTCCTTTAATTTTCTGTATAGTTGATCAAGACGTTCTCTATTAAATGAACAAGAAACCTAAACTGCTCTGGTCAGGTGACATCATCGCCAAGACCGGGTTTGCTCGTGTCACAGAAAATGTGCTTGAGCGTCTTTGTGATGACTATGAAGTTGTAGTGCTCGGTAATAACTGGTGGGGTGACCCACATCCACTCTGTGATAAGTACCTAATTTATCCCTCGTCCACTCGGCATCAGACCGCACCGTTTGGTGAGCAACGCATTCGAGAGATTGTGGAGAAAGAGAAGCCAGATCTTATCTTCATCATGAATGATTTGTGGATTCTGAATGAGTTGTATCGTCAGATCCAGGACATCCATAAGACTGGTGCCTTCAAGTTTGTTGGTTACTACCCCATGGACAGCTACGGCTGGACTGGGTGCATCCTTGACACCATGAATGAGTGGGATGCGTCCATCTGCTATACGGAATTTGGTGCAAAAGAAGTGGTGGCTGCTGGTTACCAGAAGCCTATCGCTGTGATTCCTCACGGTATCACCAAGGGTCAGTTCTATCCCATGGATAAGAGTGAGGCCCGTAAGCGGCTTGGTCTGTCGGATGACATCTTTGTGGTGTTCAACGGCAACCGCAACCAGTTCCGCAAACGTATCGACATTACGGTTGAGGCTTTTGCCAAGTTCGCGAAGGACAAACCGGATACGCAACTGTATCTACACATGGGACTCAAAGATCAAGGTTGGGACTTGATGCCACTGTTTGCCAGGGCAATGGGTCGGGAAGGGTTGGATCCCAATGGACGCATCATCCTTACGGCGCAAACAGAAGGGCCTCCAAATGTAGAGGTGGATTTCCTGAATGCGATCTATAACGCAGCTGACGTAGGTGTGAATACTTGCAAGGGTGAGGGCCACGGGCTGGTCAACCATGAGCATGCGGGCTGCCGGGTTGCTCAGGTGGTGCCTGACCATACCAGTACCAAGGAGATCTTTGAGGGTGCTGGGCGCCTGATCCGTTGTGACCACGTGGATGTGGATACGAACTACGCACGGGAAATGCCTTGCCCATCAGCTGATCACCTCGCCGAAATCTTGACGGATCTCTATGAGAACCGTGAGAAACTTGATGAGACTGCACGCCTCTGCTACGAGCGTGCCACCTCCCCCTGCTACGACTGGGACAACATCGCACCTCAGTTTGCAGGGCTGTTCCAGGAGGTGCTAGAGGGTTCCTATGGGGATGCACACTCGACTCAGGTGGAAGAACCGGTAAGCAAGAAAGAGAAGAAAAAAGAAAAACGCAAGAAGCGACTGGTAGGCGCAGTAGCCTGACCAGGGTGGAATCAGGCCCTCGCTTCGGCGGGGGCTTTTTACTGGCAACATAGTCTCATGTTGAGACCAGAGCGCGACCAATTAGTAGTGTCGGCAAAATTCAGGATAAGCTCGTTTTGTTTTAGATATGGGAAAAATGACACTTTTAGCTTTTTATACGGAATTTCGCAAAGTGAAACACATGTGAGACAGGGGTGAAGCGCTGGTTAAAATTCCGTATAAGATGGCAAAAGTGTCATTAATCCCTATATCAAAAAGAATTTAACCTTATCCTGAATTTTTGCATGTAACTGAATCCCCTCCGTCGCTCGTGTATGATTCTGGGGTACGCATCCCACCCATGCCGCGCAACTACAAGGAAATGCCTCCGCTCTGGCACCTGGAAAGCCAGTACAAGCTTTCCGTCCGGTACCCCAGTGGCCTTGAATGGCTCGTTGACAAAGCTGGCTACAACCAGGGGGATCAAGCGGGGCGCATCCACAAGAAAACCGGTCACTACATTGTCTGTATTGACGGGCAGGAGTACCAGGCTCACCGGATCGTCTACTATCTACGTACCGGTCTATGCCCTGATGAGCATGCCGTTGTCCATACGACAGCCAATGAGGACAAGGACAACCGCCTGGGACTCAAGTCATGCCTACTGAAATCAAAAAACACTACTATTGTCGAGTTAGAACCCATGATTGATCCCAAGTTGATAGGCGCTTCCGTAGAGCCACCTGCGCCTGGACTCTTTACTTACGTCAAGGACATTGACTCCCTATCAGAAGAAGAGTTAAAAACCCTTGGTTACTACAAGGGGTATCCATGTGCCCATGGGCATACCATCAGAAACAGTCAAGAGCACTGGTGCTACCACTGTGCAATTAAAATTCAATCCAACGTATGTGGCTTTGACATTAACTTTTTAAACGAACGGTACAAGTACAAGTACTTTCGGTTGTGGGAGAAAGTTGAGATCGGCCATCCAGACGAGTGTTGGCAGATCAATGCCCCAGGGAAAGTCAGTCCCCGCCGTGTGTGCTTCCCTTCCTACAGGGCGTTTTACAGTGACCAAACTTCTGAGAACGTTAACTTCCATAAGCTCCTCTACCAGTGTGCATGGGGAGATGTCGGCTTCTTGTCAGTGACCAGATTGTGTGGTAACCCTTGGTGCGGCAACCCCCTTCATATGTTCTCTCGTTGGAATCGCGGGCTGCCACCAAAACGCCTGGAACCTTTTGATACACACTTTGACGCACAAAAACTAATGGCGGCAAGCAGTGCGATACGCCTGAAAAAAACCCAGGAGTTAATTGAACGTGACTACAAACCTTCTATTGCGCATCCTTGCGAAGTGAATGATGTCCCCGATTACCACGAGGATGCCTAAAACACGCTCCGAGTACAATGGATATACGGAGTTAGTATCATGCAGTGAGCAGAGTATCTAATACAAGTCAGCGGCAACGTACCCAAGATAATCCCCTTGTCCTGGGTACGTTCAGCGAAACATCACTTCGCTATCTAACGGGAAAGCTAGGGCCTAAAAATATAGTGGGTTTGAATGGTTATGGTGGTGGCACCATGAACCATTGGTTTCAGATCAACGTTACTAGTCCAGCCTGGATCATTACACAAAAAGGCGGACCGCGCCCTAACTATATCCAAGTTTCTACATACGACTTAAATAAAACTCCAATTGAAGGACGCATGATCTTTCAAGCGGACAGCGTTTCAACAACCAATGCAGACGGAGAAAAGTTTTATCCCTATCTTGGCCACACGATGGGGGCCGGTTCTGATCTGGCAAACACCTTTAACTCTTACACGTTAAATAAAGGGGACGATCTTTACTTCATCTTGGAAGCGGGCAGTTATTTACTCTGTATTTCTAGTACCAGGAACGAACCGCTTGATTATTCCCTGGGGTTAGTCGTTGAATTTCCTGCCCTGGATTCTTTCATTTTACTGGAAGACCTAGATGGAAGCTTCTTGGTTGCAGAGACTACACTTGACTTGTCCAATACTATTGTCATTGGACCAAACTTCAACGTTAACTACTCAATACCGGTAGGGTTTAATGCATATACGTTTAGTGCAGCATCCATTGATAGTGGTGCAACGGTAACAATACCAGCCACTTCAACTTGGTTTATTGGGTTTGTGTCACCAGAAGCTGATGATAAATTTGAATTAGAGCCAAGTGACAGCTACACTACAGATGTAGAACATGAACATTCATTAACGGAATGGTCCGATGCATGGAAACGCGAAAGAGATCCCGATGCACGTCTACCTGAAATTTTCCTGCCTCTTGTTGACCGCCCGTAACAAAATGTTCAAATTTATTTTGCATTTACTGAAGAAAAAACACAACCCCACCAAAGCTTTTGCTACTTACTGTCAAGATAATCCTTGGGCGCGAGAGTGCCGTATCTATGAAGACTAATGACTATTTATGAAGCGACGCAAAAAGATTGGGACGATTTTTTTAGCCCAGAACATGCGCCTAAAACTGCGTTTGATCCCTTGGATCAAGACGACGAATGGTTGTGTGTGGTTAGCCAGCATGGCAGTGTCCCGTTCTGGGAGACAACTCAACGATTGGATGAACAGGCGCAAGAACAAACGAGTGCGCCAGATGGATTCATCTTTGACCGGTAAGTTTGGCCCTAAGACTCAAGCTCTAGCCATTCGTCAAGTTCGTCAATGGATTATTGAGTTGCCACCAGGGGATTCAATCTGTTTGAAATGTGAGTGTGCATTACCAGATAAACAGTTTCAAGTGTGGAAGAAATGGTTTATGCGCCATGAGAATTCCAGATGGGAAATCTCAGATGAGCACAAATCTTTTTTCTTTTACAAATCAAGTCTCGTAGAATAAAGGAAACAGGATAAAACCATGGCACACCTTAACCAGTACTTAGAAGTAGCCCTTGCTATTCACGCGGCATGTTCCGCTATTTGCGCTTTGACCCCGACGCCTAAAGACGATCTGATCGTCCGTAAGTTGTACAAGTTAATTGAAATTGGTGGTTTAGTGATCGGTCGCGCCAAACAACGCTGATCAATCAGGTAAGACCTGACTCCAAAACACAACACCATCGTTGTCTTCAACCCACTTTCTTGTTGCGTAAGCCTCTTCTTTACTGAGGGTTGCGCACTTTTTTTCGTCGCCAACCTCCCAGCACATGTTAATGCGGATTCTTAAATCTTTATTACGTTTCACTTTGATACAAGAATTGCCCAACCTGTATTATTACCGTCACATTCCCAGCGGCGCAACCAATTTTTTCTGCTGTACTTGACGCCTTTACCGCGCGCAGCAGAATTACTGACGTACCCACCATTTAACATATCGGCCTCACCATTTGGATCGTTGTGTACAAATGTATCTGGCGTAAACCCGATGCAGCAAGTCCAGTGTCCACCACCAGTCGGGTAGTTAATGCTCCCCTGGTGCAGCCAACCAACGGCTACTGGCCTGCCGTTGCGAATTTCATTTTCTAGGAGGGCTGCATTACCGTTGGTGATGAATGTCGCTTTAAGTCCCAGGGAACGCAGAGCTGCAAGCTGAGCATCTTTGCTGGTCGTGTCTCCGTATTTAGCACGGATTTTATTGTATTCGTCGTCCGATTTTACCAAGTTGTAATAACCGGCTACCATAGCACAACTCGAAGAAAAACACTCGCGATATCCCGTGCCTGACTGATTGTCAAGCTGATAGAAATAAGGTACGGACAGCGTTTTAGATGCTGTTACATCAGCGGTATTTACACCTGGAGTGCCAAGTTGTTTGTCCATAATCTGGATCAACTTGGTGCTGTAGCCAGGATCTGTAGCGTATTTTTCGGTAACCAATAGTTGCGCGCAGTTATTCCTACTTGTGGCACGGTTCACACCTTTGTATGTGCCGTAGTCTTTGTACCAGCGGTCAACCAAGTAACAAGTGCATGTGTACAGGTCGGGAAAATCAATAAACCCAGCCTTGATTGTTACCCATTGACCGTTAATGAATTCTTGAGTGTTGACCGTAGTACCAGATCCCTTGAGCCCATAGTAGTTATTAGTGCCTGAGGTGTGTTTACCCCAACTTGATTCAAGCGCCCATTGAGCAGCAACACATTCAGGGTATTTTGCCCCAGCGTCCTTGCCTGCTTTCATCACGCCTTCCCAAGTATTAGGGTAGGTTTCCGCAGGTTTTGGCGCTGTGCGGTATTTGACAGCAAAAGACTCCAGGGTCTCAGAAGGTATCTGAGCCTGGAGCCAATTCCACGCATCAATTTGATGTGGCTGTTCTTTGAAGTACCGAGCCGCTTCAACAAGTTTTATAGACATCGACCTAGAGCTTTTTACTAACTCTAAATCAGGTGCACCAAATCACTCTACGACTTCAGTTTCGGTGGTTTCAATGGGCTCTTCCGGTTCAAACTCAAGGGTATCCAGGAGTTGACCAATTAAGTTACCAGCAAAAGCAATGAGGTTACCATCGCCGGTAGCACGGGCAGCACCAAAAGAGTTAATAGCTGAGACGAGAGCAGACTTTTTGCAAGCCATGTTAAACAAGTGACTTCAAAAAGTATAGCAACCAATCACCAGGGAACACCAACCGCAGAAGTGGGATGAAGTTTTTGTTGGATTTGGTTGTGCAGTGCTTCTTCAATAGAAACAACTTGATCCACACCCAGGGCAGACAATGCCCAATTAACAACTTCTTCTTTGGTCAGTTGATCAAAAGGAACAAAGGAGGAGGGGTCGGGATCACCAAGGCCAATGCTGCCATATGCACCTGCCGTTTCGCCGTCTTCTTCCAGGGATGCAGTCCAGTGTACTGTGTAGATAGCGCCATCAGGACAAGTATCGCCATCGGGAAGACGACGCTCAAGCTGTGCAATATCCCAAGTGGTGTTAGCCATAACAAATGTTTTCTTTTAGTTTAACAGGGTTATTAATGGAGATTGTTAATCAACAAGCCATCAGCACGCAGGGCACGCAGTAGCTGCCATCGTCATAGGTGCAGGTGACGTGAGTTGAAGTCACCTTGGCAACAGTCTTGCTGCGAACAATGTCGTCGCCCTGAGGTTTGGCAGTACCATCACCAGCAGACATCAGTAGATCACCGCGTTGCACCGTAACACCTTGGGCAATGCGGATGATGAAGTCACCCGTCATCGCGCAGTAGAAGTCATCGGTGTAGGTGTCGTCATCGTCATCCCAGCCTTGGAAAACGCCAGCCACGTTTGGATCGCCTTCAACGTCGCTCACCTTCATGCGGTTTAGCTGCTCGTTAGCTTCCTCGCCCCAAGCGCACATCTCATCAATGTTGCTCAGCACAGTGCCACGCAAGATTTCGGTGCGTTCTATGCCTCCAGGAAACTGGGAGTAGCGCGAAAGGTGGGCACCGTTATAGCTAACAGTAGTACCAGAAACAGAGATGGTTCCTTCTTGAGTATCGTCTTGATAGAACTCAACAAGATTGCCATCGCCAGTTCGTCGATTAAGCACCAATAGCGTCGCGTTACTTCTAATAAACTGTGCGTATCCAACAGGATGAATCTGCGCACCGATGCCATTGGCTACGCTGCCCCCCGAATCAGTAGTTCCGATTCCTGCAACACCATTTTGTGAAATCCTCATCCGCTCCGTCGGGCTGCTATTGCCATCGGCAGTGGTACTAAAGACCAGACGGCCCGGCATGTCATTAGTGCCTGGTGTGCCGTCTACTTGCGCAGAAATTGATGCAGCTTGGATGGGGTTGCTGCCATCGGTGCCCATCCATGACACAGCACCAAGATAGTCGTTGTTTTGGACAATTGTTACACCTGTTGGCGTAGTAGACCTTGTTTTGCGAAATACTAGGTTTGCACCGGAGACGTCATCAGTAGAACGCAATAACGACGCTGCAACACCAGAGCCTTCATTTACTTGTAAAAGTGCCCCGATAGATGAAAGCGTGCTTACAGACGTAGAAATCCCAACCAACAACCTACCGGAGTCGTCGATGCGAACGCGTTCCGTAGTTCCATTTACAAACTTAAGATTTAAAGATGAATCGCATGCAATATACCCATACTGTGCTGTTGCACCATTGTCAGTAAATTGAAGCGCTGTAGCACCAGCGGTCGCATTTGCACGCAATCGTACTGCATAACCAACACCTGCAGTTGTGTCTGCGCTCACAACATCTAAGCTGTAACCTGGACTAGTCGTTCCAATTCCCACCCGCTGTGACCCATCAATGGTCATAGCCGTAACTTCTGTTCCTACAGAAGCCCCTGTCTTAAAGAAAATGTTTTGATTAGCACCGTTGCCAGATGACTGGCGAATAGTCAATGGGCCGGTATTTTCAATAACCGTCTCACCTTGAGCTGTGCGCAAAAAATAAATGCCCGCCGATGTTGAATCAACGATGCTTATTTTTGTTGCTGTGCTTGGACTACTCGTTCCAATCGCCACGCGGCCGGCACTGTCGATGCGGAGGCGTTCGGTGCCAACTGTTCCAAACAAAAGTTGACTGCTTGATTGCGGTGCATCAATTCTTGCTAAAGCTGATGAGTCAATAGATATTTCAAGACGTTTAGAGCCTGCGCCATTTTCCTCTAGGCGAATTGTTGGAGTAGTTGCGTTAATATGTAATTCTTTCAAAGGGCTACTCGTACCAATCCCCACATTACCCAAACTGTCTACTAAAAGCCGCCCCGTGCCATTAGTTGCGATCGCAAATTGGTCTGCACCAGGAGAATAAAGCCCTGTATTTGAGTCTGCAATAAAACTGATTGACGGGTTTGTTGCCGTACCAGAGGCAAACACACCTGAAGTAATAGTGCAGGTACCACCGCTAAACGTGGTGACGTTACCGCTTGTGAAATTTGCGGTTGTCCCGGTGAACGTCGTACCTGAAACAGTTCCAGTAACAGTTAAATTACCGGAGGTAGACGCAAATAACCCAGAAACGGTAATGCTTTTATCGACGCCCGCGTTGGTAAAGGTAATAGTATCAACCCGAATTTCACCGTATGGCATTGTTTTAACAAATCCTTTTTACGATTCTAGCTTTTTAAAACTTATAGTCAAAGAATAATCAAGGGGCCTTTGATTATAAAACCACTGGCACTACCAGAAACAACACCTGAGCAAACAATGGCGGGAGTAGCACCAGACGGAGTTGTGATCGCAAGTGTTCCGCCGGTGATGTTGGTGATAGTTGCGTTGGTTCCGAAAATGTTTGAGCCTGAAAGAGTACTAGTAAACGTGCCGGAAACACCTGTGATGTTGCTAAACTGTCCCGTGTTACCGGTAATGGTTGCACCCGATAAAAGCGTTGTAAATGTGCCGCTAATTCCAGTTGCACTACTAAATCTGGCAGTATCACCCGTAACGGTTGTACCCGAAATATAAGTGTATACACCAGAAACACCTGTTGTATTGGCAAATAATCCAGTGTTACCCGTAATGGTTGCACCCGATAAACGCGTAGTAAAGACACCGGACACTCCAGTGACTGAGGTAAAAGCTGCCGTTGTACCGGTTACCGTTTGTCCGCTGATCGTACCAGTTACAGACAAACCAGAACCAATAAAACCAGAGCCAACAACGTTTAAATCACCTGAGATTGTGGTGTTAGTAAAACTAAGGTTTGTTGCTTGAAGTGTGGTAAATACACCAGTAGCAGCATTGATTGTAACGCCGGTAATCGTGGTGCCAGTTACATAGGTAAAGATGCCTGTCGCACCGGTAACCGTTGTACCTATTACGGTTGCACCTGAAACACTGGTGGTAAAGACACCTGCAATACCAGTGAGGTTAGTAAACGCACCAGTATTACCCGTGACAGTAGTACCAGAAACAAGAGTAAAGACCCCAGTGCCTGCCGTTACATTTGTGAATTGACCACTGGTACCAGTGATGGTTGCTCCTGATACCTGAGTAGTGAATACACCAGAGACACCTGTAATGGTTGTAAAAGCTGCAGTGGTGCCGGTAACGGTAGTACCTGAGATACGGCTAGTAAATACACCGGAAACACCCGATACATTTGTGGCTGCAACAGTATCACCAGTGACCGTGGCGCCAGATAAATTGGTATATACACCGGACACACCGGTGATTGCAGTAAATTGACCAACGTCTCCAGTAATTACAGCACCGGAAAGAACCTGAGAAAATACGCCCGAAATCCCACTAACTGAGCCAAAGGAACCTATGTTACCAGTTACGGTTGCTCCCGATACCCTTGTTGTAAATGTTCCAGATACACCGGTAATTGATGCTGCGTTAACGGTTGTCCCTGTAATGGATGCACCTGACAACGTAGTTGTAAATACACCAGTTACACCAGTGACACTAGTAAAACGTGCCGTTGTCCCAGTGACAGTTGTTCCTGATAACGTGCCAGTGACTTGTACTCCTGATGCAAATTGAGCAAGGCCAGTAACGGTCAGTCCACTAGCAACGGACAAGTTGCCACTTACATCAAGAACAGGCGTAGCAAGTGTACCAAAAATACCACTTACACCCTGGACCAAACCACCTGTAATTGTGGCGCCACTTAGGTAACTAAATTGTCCGGACGTTGCTTGAAGCGTATTACCAGTAATGGTTGCACCCGAGAGTCGGGTACTGAAATTCCCACTTACAAAGTTTGAAGTCGCCCCGGTAACCGTAGTGAATGTACCCGTTTCTGAGTTAATTGTTACAGATTGAAGTGCTTGACCTGTAATTGTTTGGCCGCTGATCGTGCCACTTGCGGTTAAGTTGTTTTGGACTAAAACGCCACTAAACGTTCCAAGACCACTACTAGTAAATGCATTGACAACAGTAACGCCAGTTACAGTTAAGTTCCCTTGTACCAGGACGTTGCCAGTTACCGTGCCGCCAGTGGTCGTTACGTATTTAGTTGAGAGGTAATCTCCAAAACCAGAGATTGTAATCTTTTTGTTTTTAAGAGTAGGGTCCACTTCAAATACGTGGACCATCGTCAGCAGATCCTGCTCAGCTACATCCGCCCCAGCTAGGAGCGGAAGTTCAGAAATACGACGATTGGCCACTGTATACGCACAGGTACTCCTAAATCAATTATAGTTTCTCTGAGCCTAGCCAGTTACTTAACCTTGATTTCAAGGCGAGGCAATGTAGTTGAGGCAAAGTGCCATGCAGCCTGTACTCCTGTGACAAGGCCACATGAAATAAGGAATACCAGCAGCAACTCTGCCACTGTCAAATTGCGCCGCACGTAAACAACCTGGGGCCTTTGCTGGGGAACAGCTGCTTGCTGTGCAATAGTTTGCTGTATGGCCATGTCGCGAGCCCTTGCTTTCATCTCTGCCAATTGCTCGGCAGTAATCTGACTAGGCATAGGTTGCTGACTGGGAGTTACCTGCTCTTCCATGATGCAAATGCTTTCTCCACACACTAGCATCTACTTAAAGATTATTGACGTATGACCCACGGTATTAGGAAAGGTCTTGAAGACATTGCATGGGAACTGAAAGGGATTCGAAATATCCTTGCGTCCCTATGGCACAGTCGTTATTCCAACGGAGAAACGGACATGCTAAATCCAGAGGCATACGCAGATGAATACATTTCTACAGAAGAATGCGCAAGGCGCCTAAACATATCTGATCAAACGATTAGAAACTGGATTACCGTTGGCAAGAAAAATGTGGATAAAGGGTGGGAAGAGGGCATTCATTATGTGAATATCGCTCCTGGTGACATGAAAAAACCGGTGATTCGTATCCCGTGGAACCATTTGATCCAAGCATTTGCCAAGAATAAAAAAGTTGATATCCTGGATCTCCGCAAAGACGCACGCTTATACCAAATCCCCGAGCGGTTTAAGGAGTTTCAGTGATGTCACACCGCTTTGCCAATGTTGAAATCAAGAAAGTAACGGTTGCAAACCACGTAGAGGTTTTGCCGGAGTCGTTGGTTAATCAGGTTGCAATCTTCTTGCCACCCGAAGGCTCATTTGACGACAAGTGCCTAAGAAGGTACCTGGAGATCTTAAAAAATTATGAAGAAGAAGACGAAAATTCAAACATGACACTTGCCAATCGCTTGCGCATGGCGTTTAGGGACATGGTTCCAGATACAATTTGTGGTAAATTTCCGCTTGCTGAGCTGCCTTTGAAACGTAGGCTTCGTTGCGTGGCCGAATACCTTATCCGTTCAGGGGAATTTGACAAATTACGTGACGAACGGGGTAAGCTGGTAAAAAAACGTGGCATCCTTGGAAAACTTGTAGTGATCTACAAACCTTTGCCCAAGCTTATTGATGCACTTTCTCGCCAAGGACTGATTAAACCATGAATCGCCGTGAAAAATTAATCGCTTCAGTCATTGGCTTGGAAGCTGACGATACAAAGGCCAAGATGCTTGATGCCACCATAAAGCTGATTCTTGGTGACTTGGGGCAACAATATTGCAAATTTTGGGATACAGAGGGACCCGGCGTAATGGTGTTCCAGCCCCAGGACAAATCCCGTTCTATGTTCTTTTTGACGCTCAAAGAGATTCACTCTGCCCAGGAGGAGTGCGAACGTGAGAATGATGGGGACATGGCCGAAAGCTTTAGGCGCATTCTTGCCGCTGCACAAAAAATCAACCCATTAGAAAAAGCTGGTTACATCATTAACGACAAGGACGGCATGCGTTACTTTGAAGTTGATTACCAGAAAACTGCAGAGAGCTGATGGGGAAAACATTCCGCCCTGGCTACACAGAAAACAATGAGCTGATCACGAGCCCAGACTTGGTGGCTTCAGCACATGCCCTGATGGGTGGCATTGATCTTGATGTGGCGAGTTCCAAGATTGCAAATAAGTATGTGGGGGCAACACAGTTTTTTACTCCTAGCGATGACGGACTAAATGCCCAGCAATGGCACGGGAACGCCTACCTGTTTCCACCGAATGGCACGTATTACTGGGACAAACCAAACGAACGCTGGAAGTTTACGCGAGGGTCTTCCCCTACGCTTAGATCGTCACATGCTGTTTGGTTTAAACGCATGTACAATGCCTGGCTCAGTAAGGAGATTAAGCAGGGCCTGTATTTTACCAACTGCCCTGACATGATTCGTTACGACCCACGAATCTTTAGCTTTCCTATATGTATCTTGCGAACCGCGCCAAAGCTGCTAAAAGTCGTTGGTGATGAAGTTAAGCAACAACCTACGTGCACGTCACTTGTTGTATATCTGCCTCCAGTGGACAGCTCTGGTGCCGCCGTAGAAAAGTTTATTGACTTATACGCTGAAAAGGGCCATATCCTTTCGTAAGTTCCGTATACTAAAGAACGATTGCTGAGCACCATGAGCGTCCTTGCTGACTGGGAAATCAAACAACTTGCCGAAGAGCATGATATGATTTCGCCGTTTGTTGATCGCTTGATCAGCAAAGAGGATGGCAGGAAGCTTTTGAGCTATGGCCTGAGTTCATACGGGTATGACATTCGCCTGTCCCCCAAGCAATGCTTAATCTTTGGCAAGATTCAAGCGGGGGATTGTGACCCCAAGAATTTTGACGAAAACATCCTGAAGCCTGCCGAGCTATTGGAAGACGAGAAGGGCGAGTATTTTCTTCTCCCTCCTTACGGCTATTGCTTGGGCGTGGCAATGGAGCATATTAAGCTGCCTCGCGACGTGACCGTAGTAGCCGTTGGCAAATCTACGTATGCACGATCGGGTATCTTGGTAAATATTACGCCTGCAGAAGCTGCTTGGCAGGGGCACCTGACACTTGAGATCAGCAACTGCACCGGTTTGTTCAACCGCATCTACGCCAACGAAGGCATTACACAGCTTTTGTTTTATCGTGGCGAGCCCTGCGAGACGAGCTATCAAGATCGCAAGGGTAAGTACCAGAACCAGCCCTATGAGGTTGTGTACAGCCAGGTCTAAACAAACGGTTTGCCGAACTGTGGCTGAGGCTTACGGGCGTATCCGGTACTGCCGGAGCGCCCACCTGAATCGCCTAAGCTCGGCAGCACTGTCCCGTTGATAGACGCTTCTGACCGTGGCGTTTTACCTCGGATGCTTGGCTCATCAATACCAGCACTTTGCCGAAATTTACCTGCGCTTTTGGCAGCACGCATGTACTTGGCGACACGATTTTGATTGTCGTTCAAGGATTCTGCTGAACCCCTTTCACTTTCGTCTACACGTCTGAGGTCAGTGTCATACGCTTGCTCAGGACGCAAGTCTGATACCTCAGCCCCAGAAGTTCCTGATAGCTGGCGAGGATCGTAATTAGAGTTAAATAAATCTGCCATAGTATGATTGTAGTAGGAATAAATCAAGCCCAGATACTACCATGCATGGAGCCGCTGGTTTTTTAGATAGCTTTGTTCAAGACGAACTGCAGTGTCGTTGTCTTGATGAAGATGATTTTGGCGCACCTCTCGCCAACGAAAAAGCTGATGTACCATTAATGGATCAGTACAACAGAGGGTTGACCTTATGTCAGGACGGAAGGGAACGGACAAACTTGGCAATCGAGGGGGGACGGCCTGGAGCAACGGGATATATTCCAACAATGGAGCAGGGTCTGGAGATGGGAGCATCACCGAAACCCAAGGCGTTAGTGCTGGCCCTGGGGGAACCCAACGAGGAGATGATGGAAGAATCTCTGAAGCGCCGTGGTTTGCGCCGATAATTAGCGAGTCGACTGAGTGCAAGGATGGTGTTTGCCCAGTTCCCTGGGCCACCAAAGAAGAGCCTCCTGTGCTCCAGGAAGACATGGTTAACCATCCGCCTCATTATTCTGAAACAGGCGCCATCGAATGCATCGATGCGATTGAAGCGCAGCTAACCGCAGAGGAGTTTCAGGGCTACCTACGTGGGAATTGCGTCAAGTACACGTGGCGTTGGCGTAACAAAGGCGGTGTGCAAGACCTTAAGAAAGCACAGTGGTACTTGGACCGCCTAATTACTGTCAACGAAACTCAGAACGGCTGAAGATTGTCTTCATCCTCGTCCTCGTCGTCGTATATACATGCGGCGGCGAGTTCTGCTAGCTCCAGGTCAGTGGGAATGTCGAAGTCAATCTCAATATTTTCAGCCGCCATGATCTCTTTGACCGCATACCACTCCATCAGGCGTTGATGGTAGAGGTTTAGGAGAGCTGCATACAGGTCGTCCCAGGTCATCTCTTGAGCCGCAAGCTCAGCTTTGCGCATGGAGAACTGAAGCTCTAAGGGAAGTTCAAATTCCCGTGGTTCAACTGAACGCTCCATTCGGCTGTTCATGCTTTCTTTCATTTATTCTAAGCCTAGCTGCTAAAGACCGAATCGTAGTCCTTTGCAGGATTGTCTAGCCATTGGTTGTTGCCACTGCAAAACTCATTGGCAAATTCAGAAAGGATGTAAGGACTGATCCGTTCTTCCAGCTTCTGAATCGCGTTAATCTCATGCTGAGAAGCTGAATAATTCCTGAAGGCACCAAGAAGGATTTCACTAGAGGGCCAAGGGCGTTCATCCAAATCTTCCAGGAACAAATTAATTTCCTCCCTGCGTCGGTCCAGAAGGTTACCAACGACGTGATGGTCGGCATCAAAAATCCACTGGCCCATTTCTTCTATTGCTGCACAGAAGTCTTCGTTTTCAACACAGTCAATTACGTGACTGTAAAGGAAAGGCTCCCAGCCAATCGAATGAATGAACGAAATCAATGCCTGACGCATCACGCTGTCAAGGCCAAGGTTTAATTTATCTAACTGCGTTTCAATAATACTGACTTCATTGAATAGATATTCCAGTGCTTTTTCCATGGTACAGAACTGCCCACGTCTAACAGCAGATCCATCTGGGTAGAATTGAGTTCCGTATCCAATTGTGTAAGGTTCTGCGCCCGTAATCGGATCTGGGTAGGCTTTTTCGTTAAAGCCCTCGTACTTGCGAATTAAGTTAATCGCACGAGAAAGATCTGACATGGGAGCAACTATAGTTACTCCCAATCATACACAATTTTTAAGCACCCTATCAACGCTTGTCCTACCTACTCCTGCCAATCTGGCTATCATAGATTTGTTTGTAATTGTTTTTGCTAGCTCGCAAATTTTTTCTTTGGTTTTAATAGGGATATTGCATCTTCTGTTTAAAGATTGTTTTTTGTTTTCAATCCAAACACAGTTGCTTGGCTCATAGTGACCATTTACATCCAAGCGCTCAACAGTGTAGCCCAAAGGCCGCTCTCCCATACACTGGCAAAAGTGCTCAAAAGAACTGAATAAATTTTTTATGCCTCGCTCTCCATAGTTGCAATAGTCAGCACAAGCAATGTTGTTACATCGATAATTTATTGAAGTCCATATTTTATACAAAGGATGATTTGAATTACCATGCTTAGTTGATTTATCTTTTTGCAAGCAACCACAACTCTGGCTTTTGCCACTTGAAAGAGACATGCCATAAATTGTACCCTTTTTACCACATTTACATAAAACAACCCAGCGCGATAGCTGGTGCTTCACGCTGGGACTGTAACCGAGAACTGTCAAACGGCCGTAGATTTTCCCTGTTAAATCGGGAACTGCACCATAAAGATGTTTAACCTTGACCACGGTACTTTTTTTGACCCTGCTTTAGCTTAGTACTTTTTGACCGCCCTTGGCGAGTTTTCTTAGGTTTGGACTCAGGCTTGAGAGCTAAGCTGGACTTGGGTTTTGCCACTTGCAGTTGAGTGAGGCACTACCATTTTACACGGTGGCTCCAGTACCTGGCTGACATTTTGTCTGGGTTTGGATCCTGGGCATTATGTCTAGCGTAATAAGATTTCTTACGGGCTTTGTCTTTTGCTGTCTTGGGGTTTTTACCAGCTCCCTCTACTCCTTGTTGGCCAAAGCGCACGATTTTTTCTTCGCCCCCTTCACATGCTTTTACTACATGACTCTTGGTCGGGTGTCCAGGAGTCCGTCGGGGTTTGTTGCATGCCATTGAATCTTTATGTAACTTAGCGGCAGAGGCTGCCTTTTTACGCTTGTCTGACATCAGAGACCCTTGAACATGGACGTGAACTCACCAAGAATCTGACTACCGGTTTTGGACTTGTAGTCTTCATCCTCGTCGTCATCTAATCCCAGTTTAAAATAACTATCCATATCAGTATCTTTAGTTGTTGTGGTTTCTTTTTTAGATGGTGTTTCTTCACCAAAGAAACTTTCAATAGTACCAAGGGAGGCAAATGGGTCACTCATGTCTAATCCTTGTATCTTAAGTGCCGAATCGGAGCCTGCTTTTGTTAGTAACGTTTGCTCTGAGCGGTCTAGATCAGGGAAAAACTTTTCGTAAAACTCATCCTCGGTTCCCTGGTAACCAGCAGACTGAAATGTTTTATACAGCTCAGTCGATGGTTTCGCCTGCTGATCTTTATAGTCTTCGGGTCGCTCAATGTAAGTTAAGCCAAGTATTTCTTGTGTCGGTTTCTTGCGTTTTTCATTTAAGTACTTTATTTCTTCCCTAATTTTTTGTGCCGATCCAGTGCGCAGTGTCTCCGTTACGTACTCTTTAAGCTCATCGATTGTGCCCTTGAAGTCGGTAATACCGTATCGTTGAAGAACCTCATCCCAAGACTTTTTGTCTGCTGGATCCAGGCCCTTAAGTAATTCATCGGTAAACTCTTCTGGTGTTACAAACTGACCAAAGACAGTACCTTGCTTTAAAGCTTCATCCTTAAGTGCCGGAAGAATATTTGAGTAGATCTCATCTTGCACCTTACCAGCGTTGAGAATGTCTTCTGCCCCATCGTATCCACGTCCTTGGCCCTTGACCTGGAAATGCATACGTGCAAAGGCGTCCTTGTCGTTAAGGTCCACACCAAAACGATAGGCCTGCTGCGCCCAGTACGCATCACCTTTCTTAGCTGCTTCCCAGTCAGAGGCTACGGTTGACGCTTGTTCTGCGTAGTTAGAAGTCCTTGCCTTGTCTCCTGTTGGATTGAAGTAAAAGTCTGAGTTGAAATAACGATCAGAAGATGCCTTTAGCTGGTCCAGGTACATCTGCGCTCTTAGGTTTGCAACTTGATTTGTTGCGTTTAACATGTCTTGCGTCTGGAACGGGTTTTGCTCTTCTTGACGCACATCCAAGTATTCAACAAATTCATCCATTGAACGCGAAGTGTTAAATCTTGGAGTCAAATATTTATCAATGAAGTTGCGTGCAAAGTCAGCTTGTATCTTTACGTCTTCTTTTGCTTCTCCCGCTGTATAGCCTAATTCCAGGTCTTGTTCGTACTTTTTCTTAAGAGTATTATCAAACCATTGTTGCCAGTTATATGTAACATTGTTCTTTACGCCTGTGATATTTTGCAGGCTTTTTTCCAAGGACTCTTCAGCTTTGCCTCCTGACATAAAGGAAAGCATGCCACCAACTCCAGAGTCACCCATGATGCTGTTTGTTAGCTCCTTGTTGATGTCCTTGACCTCACTGAAGCCACCAAAACCACCCAAAAGACTCAAGGCCTGTTCCTTGCCTTTTGCTTTTTTCATTTCGGCGATGGTGGTCTTCAATGCGTCTTGTGTCAAAGCGCCAAACCGCTTGACATCAACTGTTGCTTTTTCGCCAACAGCTTCATTAACTGCATCCTCTAGCTCTGTTATGCCATAGCCAGCATTTGCGTTGTACTGTAAACGCACCATTTGATCTTCTTGTCGTTCTGACAATCTAAATAACGCCGCAAATTCATCTGGTTTGTCGGGGTTTAGATATTTCTCCTTTGCTTGCTGTGCCCAGTAAGGATCCCCATTCTTTGCCTTTTCCCACTCAGCAGCAATCTCAGGAATATTCAGCAAACGTTGGGTTTGTGAATTGGTATCCACACCTAATTGAAGGTTTCTTACCTGCTGTAAATCCGCATCCGTGGGCTTCTTTTCTGTATACCCCAGGGCGGCCGATGTTTTCTCTGGGGCATTGCCTCTTAGCCCTGATTGCTTCCCCTGGGATGTGTAGTGCTGCAGGTAATAACCGTTCTCACCATATCGTTCGGTAATATCAATATCATCATTGGCCACAGCATTCTGCCATGCAGCCGAAACTGTTGGATTTTGCTGTTTGTAATAGTTGGGGTCAAAGTTACCATACTGAGGTTTTGCTCCCAATGCTGGATCCCACCTCTGTAGCTTTTCAGTTTGGTAAAAAGTCTTAAAACTTTCTTGTAATTTATTCTTTAAAGAGTCATCAATGCCACTTAAATTGCGAACAATTTGCCTTTGTGCAGTATAGTCACCTCCCCTAGTAGAACCTGCAGTTGCAACAGTTGCGTCATAAGCCTGGTTTTTGTATGTATTTTGCGTGTTTAATGCTGCGTTGTTATTATTTTCTTGTTGATTAGCTTCATTAATTGCCTTATTAGCATTGTTGGCATCTGTATCGTCAACATCTTTAAATTTCTCAACGTCAGAGCAGCGCCGGCGGTACCAAGGACCTTCGCACACACGGTCCCAGCCATCTGAAACTCTTTTGGTAAGATTTGTCGGATTATCTGTTTTTAAATTTGTAGGATAATCGGTCTTCTCATAGGAGATATTCCACTTTTTAGATGTAGGGTTATACCAGAGTCCCATGTCAAACAGCCACCGATAATGTATCTACCTGATAAACAAAAACGTCAATAGGTTCTTGCTTGATCCAGGAGTTAATCCTATCCATCTTAGCTTGTGTAAAAAATTCTTGTTTTTCAAACCACTCATTCACTTTGGTACTGGCCTTGGAAGTGTTACACCTGCGACATGCGGGTACAAGATTATTCCTGTTGCTAGACCCGGATTTAAACCTTGGGACAATATGGTCCAGGGAAGTGGCAACTTCTTCGCAATAAGCACATTTTGAATTCCAGGCGTCGTATATAGATTGGCGGTAACGTTTCTTTGCTAGTTTCGGAGTTAATTCAATGAGCAGGGCGAGGGGTTCCTGTTCGCAATTGAACATACTCTTGTGTGCTGTTAACCTATTTTAATTTCACCTCACTTTTCGAAGAGAAAATAAAGAGATAAAAACTTTATTAAAGCTGTTGACGGCCTCTTGACGGCTGATAAGCTTGTGACGTAGACAGCTTCTCAAGCCATGGCTAAGCACCCTGGATGGGTCTCCGCGCAACGTGTGGAAGAACTCCTCGGTATTGACCGTAAGACCCTCTTCCAGTACCGCGACGACGGCACTCTGAAGCTTGGTCCCCACTATGCTGCTTTTCCTGAGACCCGTTCCAGGGATAGCTACCGTTGGAACGTTGCTGCTGTCCGCAAGCGCCTTGATAAAATTGAGAAACAACTCATGGCTGTGTAATAAACACACTTGAGTGCATGAGCCCCGTCAACGCGGGGCTTTTGTTTTATCTATTCTTCTGGCGGTATACCATTCACATAACCAGACCAGGCAAGTCCCACAGCTTCAATTGTCGATAGTTCACCAGATGCAAAAGGTAAGTGTACGACGTCACCGGCATGATAGATGGTAGGCCGACCACTTACCTGGAACTCACTAAAACCGTACTTGCGAACATCATCTTGTTCTTGTGAGTAAATAAAGTTTGTATCTACAACATCTCCAAAGTTTGGTGTTGTCATGACGATGCTGGCAATTGGCCTAGTGATGGCTTGTATGCAGTGCCATCCTTGTCATACATTGTAAAACCTCTCATCATGACAAAGTTAGCGGGAATATTAAACAGTTTCTGCATCATTGGCATCATCATTGGTGATTGGCAATTGTATGGGGGTACATCCATCATTGCCAAAGATGTTCTTGACAAGTCCGCTGCAATTAACTCTTGCTGTTCATTTTCAGTTTGATCAACCAACCTTTGCTCCCACGCAGCCATGCTTCCTACTTCCACTGGAAAATCAGACGGTTCTGGCGGGAAATTACCTTCTGCAAACTTCATGGCATAGATGTGTTTGCAGTAACGCATCTCATCTAATAGCGGTGCCCAGAAATCTGTAATCGAAGTAATCTGGCCATTGGCCGAAGTATAGTCTTCATATGTAGGCATCCCTTCTGCCCTAGAGCCAGGGATGGAAGGGTTAGTTGTACTTCTTAGGTATGTAGCACCAAACTCACGAAAGACTCCAGCAAAATCCCTGGTCGCATCAGGATCTACCGTTGATGTTGTGTTTACTTCAGGTGGAACGCTGTACTGTGCCGAGGGTGTAATAATATCCATCTTGCGATCAACCGTTGCACTTGTCATCGCATTGTTATTTAACTTTCCGTTTAATCTTGTTTTCTCATATCGACCAGGCTTAACAGACGCAAGGCTTGTTCGCGGAAACATCTTCTTGTTACTCTCGCCAAGATTATTCATGAACGAGTAATCACGATGCGTAAAGTCTTGGCAAGAGCAACAGTATCTTGCACCAGTTATTAGGTATCTATTAAGACTAGGCCCTTTGGTTGCTGGTGTGATCAGCGCCGCATCTGGTGTAGCTTCAACAGAACCCGACTTACGAAGCTTTAGGATTCCAGTAAACGGATACGTCTCTACGATGACAGCTTGGATGTAGCCGTATCGTTTCTGCGTTGCTGGGTCAATTGTTTCTTTGGTGATCGGAGGTGCACCAACAGTTATGACCCGGTCCTCCAGGACCTCGCCATTAATCGCTCTAAGGCCGTTAGGAACGCCAGGAAGGGCCACGTAAAACGGTGGGGGTAGTGGATTGCTCGTACTCCAGTTCCCGGCCAGCTTGACGTACCAGTACGACGAATCTTCCGTCACCATTTCAATGTAAAGTCTGGTGCCTGTCGTCTTGTCAACCAAGTTATCGCACCGCAAGGATCCCGCCAAACGAGCCCCAGCCCAGTGCATGCCAAACTCTTTGTTCTTAGTGGGGAACCCTACGAAGGTTCCAGGGATGGTTGGTTGTGCTGCTGCAACGGAAGCCGGTGTTCCAGCTGGCACTGGAATTACGTAGCTAAACGGATATTCATATGCGTTGTCATAGAAACATGCGGTGGCAATTTCGTAGCCACGTCGCCATCTAGACCATGCAGACTCTCTGTTGACGACCGTAAGTGAGTTTGGTACGCCACCAGCAGAAAACTCTGTTGTAATTGGTCTTAGGCGAAAAGGATCAGCGTCACTTGCTTTGACAAAAGATCCAAATTTATCGCCCCCTTTAGGAGACATGCCTTAGAAGAAACCGCCCTGTGCAATTACATGCACGCCGGGAATATAACCAGAACTATTAGGGCCATCGGGGAATACACCCACGTAAATACGGTCGCCACGCTCCAGGTAGATGCCCTTGTTACGCAGCGGAGCCGTGGAGCCTAAGCCAGTAGTGTTGCCAGCGTTTACATTTGGTACTGCAAGCTGAGGCATTACGTCAGAACAATCGACAGTGCCGCTGCCTGCGGGAAGAGTCTTTGCAAAAATAAGTCTGTAATCACCAGAGCCAGGGATTGGAGTCGTGGTGCCACGCGTCTGGTAAAACACAAAGGTTGCAGCTTGCTGATAACCGTAAGCAACACCGTTGTATGTGAAGCCCGATGCAATGCCACCAGAGTAGTTAAGTGCAGTGTTGATTCCAGTGAGGGTAGCTGCACCTGTGTAGGTGTAATACCCATAGCCACTGAAGGGTGCGCCACCACCGGTCAAGGAACCAGTTGCTGTGATTAAAACAATCTGTCCACTGACAAGTGAGATGGAAGTACCAGAGGTAGTTGCGTTTACTGTGTAGTCGGGAGAACGGTAGAAATCGTTACGTGTAATGGTGATTGAATCAACGACACCGCCACTGTTACTATCTTCGCTTAATTCGGCGTCCATGTCTACGAGGATAGACGGTGCCTGACCACCTTGCACAAACAAAGTATTGGTTGCAGCACTACCTACCGTTTGAGTCGTGACTCGGACGGTGTCATATAAAGGGCGATCAACAAGCAAGGGCTGCTTATTGGTTGAGGTTGATGACATTTACTGCTTCCGGTATTCAGCCTTTTGCGCTAGGCCGCTGGTGTTCTGTAAACCCATTCTAATGGACAATATTTTTCTTTGCTTAAAATGAAGCCAAATTGTAAGCCTGGTTAAAACCTGTCGGCAAACGCATTTTGCTTTCAACTAAAGATGTGGGATTATTTTGCAACGCAAGGAAACGCTGGAACATGCTCCCAGGATCTTTCTGTTCCGACTTGAACTTACTCAAGCGATCAAAGCCAACACTTGTGTATGTTGGCTGATCCTTGCCGGTTAGGTCACCGAAAGAATAGGGGAGATCACCAAAGGATGTGTAGCGTTCTCCCTTAAGTAGCTCAGATACTTCCCCAGGGGTGTAATCTGAACCTAGATAAGTTTGCCGGCTTCTAAGGTTTGCCATTAACTTATGCCTTGTAGATAAGATACAAGTTCATCATCAGCATTTAAAATACTTGAATCAAGACTTGCAACACCTTCGTATGGATTGGTTGTCGCCTCCGATCGTTGCCGAATAAGCGCAGGGACAAAACTCTTAATCATACTTTGTAAAAAAGTATTGCCAAGGTTGTTCCCTTTTTCCCTTGGTGTGGCAACAGGAGGAGCTTGGGTAGTCCCAGGGGAACTTGCTGGTGTTTGTGAACCAAACAATGCGCGGCCCCGTTTATAAACATTCGGGTCCGTACCATGATAAAAATTGCTTTTACCTGGAACAGGCGTGTAATCTTCCGGTTTGCGATTTGCATACTGACTGACGCCCTTGAAGGATTGTGCACCCTTCATGCGATCAAATTCGCCGCCAACCAACTGCGCGTTATTTACAGTATTGCGAATTAGTTCAAATTGCGCTGGGCCCCCCAATAACCTTGCCCCTGTAGCAGGATCAGCTAAATCCTTCATACTAAGCTTTCTGCTAAAGATAGCTTCGTATTGCCCAGGTGCAGTTGCGATGTTTCTAATATCGCGGCCTCCCCAACCACCATGAAGACGGCGGTTAAGTAAATTTGCGGCAACAGCGGCGACATCCTTACCGCTCGCCCCACGATATCCTTCTAGTCCAGAAACAATAGCTAGAGCATTTACCTCTTCTGGCTTAAGGCCAAAAATATCAGAAACAGTACGGGGGGCCATTATATTTACTGTGGGGTAGGGTTTTGACGAAGTTTCAACAACTCGCGATAAGCCAGGCCGGGATTCGCCTGGGCCCACTGTTTGAAAGCTGTCGGCTCCATACCCGTCGCGCCACCCAAGCTTTGCAGTTCGCTCACCAAGGTACCTTTCTGCATCATGCTCCTACCCAGTTGCTGCTGGCCCTCATAGAAGGAAGAAAGGGGGACACCTGTAGGAGCAGCGTACTGCTGAGCAGCATTAAGTACTTCTTGAGAGCGTGCGCGTTCTTGAACATTTTGTCGTTGTGCGGGAACACCGGCCCCGTTAGACACAACTCCAGGTCCTAATTGTGTGGGTGCTGGAGGAGCCTGTCGTCCGGTTCGTGGCCCTGGTTGAATTTCAGCAGGTGCGGAAAAACCAGGTGCAGACGGTGGCGGCGAATCACCACCATCTTCCAAATAAGTCCGTTGCCACCCTAACCCTGGCCCTCTCCACTCAACTTCTTTTCCATTAAGTTGAGACAAAGTGCCAACAGGTCGCTGCGCGTTTTGTTTTTTAATATTCTGTAAAGCTTGTATACCAGCGTACCTCATCGGATCATTGTCTCGCAATGTTCCAGTGGCTAATCCAACACCTGCATTACGTTCATTTAGGAACGTGTCATAAAGACCTGCGGCAAGTGCTTTGATAGGAATAGGGCCAGGGGTAATCAACCCTGCATTTGCTGTGTTGCGAATTTCTTCGGGAAAAAGATTATCAACAACAAGCCCTGCCGCAATGCCTCCGGCATTTATAGGATTAAGTGGATTTACAAATTTACCCACTTTGCCAAGTAATGTAGTCGGAGTGCTTGTTGCAAGAGGATTCCATGCCGTTGGACCAAGACTTTGAAGGTTGCGAAGCGCTCCTTGAGAAGTGTTGATGCCAGCTTGTGCTTGACGCTGAAGGTATTTAGCTTTACCCTTTAGTAATTCTAAAGAATCGTCAAAAGGAAACTGAACAGACGTGGGACCAGGGGTGAGAGATGTTGTAGCTCGTTGTGCACTTGAAGTAACGTTACCGCCAAACTCTTTCAGGAAACGTTGGGCTCCATCAAGAGTGTATTTTGGATTATTAAAACTTTCTGGGAGAGGAATGCTGGGAGTATATTGTCCTATTTGTTTGCCCATCAGGACTTGACCAGCAAATCCAGCCGGAAAAGTACGGGGAGAACCAACACCTGGGTTGGCAAGATATTTTTGAGAAATCCGATTGTTTGGACGAACAACCGCATCTTGTATAACTCCGGCAGATTTTACTAACGCATTTTCCGCTTGGGTTCCTACCCCTCGAAGCACAGGAGCTACTAAGTCGTTGGCAAATCCTTGAACGCTACGTACTGCTTGGGGTGGAACGCTAGATCTAGCTTGCTGTAAAAGTTTTTGAAAAAGCTTATTCATTATCGCCAAACCTCATGTAAATAAATACGGGAACCGACTGCTGTATCGGCAGGACCAGGTAAAGCCTGGATAAATTCAGCGCCAGAACGTTCGTAGCGATAACGGGCCTGGAACGGATCTTTGTAGTTAGGCACATAAAGAATCTGTGCCAACCTATTGGTTTCGTAGAGATAGATCTCGTCCCAAACCTTTAGTGCTTCTTTGGCATTGCTGGAGCGGATCGTACGATCCACGTCACCTGCAATACTTTCAAGACGTGTAGAGGGCGAAGTTGCTACTTCTGTTTTCTTTTCAGCTGTGTCACAACGACCAAGTTGAATTGAAATCTTATCATAAAAATAAGAGTCAGGAATAGTATTCATTGCCTCTTCCAAGCGAGCATAGTCGCCCGCAGGTACAGACACAGTGAAGTATCCTAAATGATACCTGACTTTGCTTTTATCGAAATCCGATAACTGCACCTAAAATCCTCAGCATAGTTTAATTATAAATTGGTGTAATCAAGCAAACTCATTAATCATTTCTTGGGTAATAAATGCCTGGGAATAAGGGTTGGCTTGAGACGCCCCTTCGTTTCTTTTTAAGAAAGCTTGTTCCAATAAACTTCCCATTAATGCATCTCTAATTGATTTGTTAACCGTTTCAGTTGCTACGTTAACATCTTGACTTTGATCACCAGGAAGTGCAAGTGGGGGTGGGGCCACGGTAGGTCCAACAGCTGACGCCTTCCCTGGTTTTGTGTGTAAAAGACGAATTTCGTAGGGATTACCCTGCGCATCCGTAGTCATGATAGAGCCATAACCATGATCGGGCCTATACGTTCCATAGCCACGATATGCAAGTGGAGTTCCAGCAGCCAACCCAATATCTAGGCCTTTATGAAAAGTAGAAGCATCCTTAGTAGGGGCTATTCGCTGACCAAATTCAGAAGTAACTGGAAAGTTCCATTTCCATCCTTTTCCTTGTGGCTGAACTAAAGGAGTTCTTTGATCACCAATTAAAACGTTTTGAACAATAGATCTTGCATTTCTAGGGTTAACCGGGTTTCCTTTTTGAGGTCCAAACTGGGGTATTACACGCACGTCAAGGTGTTCACCCGTAGTAGGAAAAACATCTTCCTTGGGATGCGCTACTCTACCAGCAGAAAATATGCCCGCCATTGTCCTTTTCTTTTTATTTTAAAACCAAAAAACCCCTGGAAAACCAGGGGCTTATTTTGTGTATCACACTCGAATCAGATCAGCCGCAAGAACTGCTCCCCAGTCCACTCTTTTAATCTGTTTGAGTTGCTCCAAGTTATTGAATCGCTCACCCGATAAAGACATCTGTAGATCCTTGATTTCTCGGGCAGTTTTAAGACCGATACCCTTGATATGATCAGCGATCATTTGGGCGGTAGCGGAATTAATATTCAAACGATTGTCAGGAGGAAAAGCACGGGGCTCTTCTTTTGCGGCTTTATCTTTTACCTGAAGAGTCTTTACCGTTTTAGTGGCTGTCTCATCAGGCAGTAACTCGTTTTTGTAGGCGGTGTAAAGGCGTCCGTCCTGGTCTTCAACCATGAACCAATCACCGTTATCAAACTCACTTACAACTTTGACGCGGGCGCCTGTTTTTTTGTGCTGATACAACATAAGGACCAGGGAGTTAATCTCTGGTCCTAGTTTACCCTAATCAGCTGACAGTGCGACCGGTCAGGTAGCCGTCGATGTCTTCGTAACCAGGAGCTTCATCGGGCTGGATGTAGCACACTTCCACGACCAGGTAACCGGTGCGGCCTGCGCTTGCATCACCACTGGAGATGTAGAAGCCACCGGAAGTGGTGGTGCTGTTGGCGGTTTCCTTTGCAAACACCCGAAGGGTGGTAGCAGAAGTAACAGAGTAGTTAACAGTGCCAGGAGCAACGCCAGTAGCGCCGGTGATGGTCAGGAAGGGGTTGGTACCAAAACCTGCGGTGCCACCAGCGAAGTAGATTTCGCCAGCCTGGGTGCCAGAGACGGTAGAAGTCAGGTTGGCCTGAATCACGCCCTCACCCACGCCAGAAGCGGCGGTGGGGTTGCTGGAGCTTACGCGACCGAACGAGATCACGTTACCGGTGGCAGCGTACACACCAGAAGCCACGCGGCCATCACCCCAGCCAGAGGCCACGGAGATAGCAGTACGGTACACGTAAGCAGGCAGGGTGCTGTTACCAGAGATCACCATGCCGGTGATGTCGGTACGAGTGTCGTCATTCCGGTAGGGGGAAGGAACGATCACGCTTGCCGAAGAAACAGGACCAGAGCCAGAGGTAGCAGTAACTGCTACATAACCACGTTGCTGGAAGTAGCGGTAGCCAGGGAGGGCCAGCACCGAAGTGGGGCCACCCTTAGAGCCGTCATCAGTGCCGGCATAATCGGCATCAATGTTCTTATACCAGCCATTCAGGGGTTCAGCCCAGTTGCCGGGATAGATTTTTTTAGCGGACAAATAGGTCATTTATTTTTCCTATAGTTTAGTTATTGTTTATTGATCAGATGTTGCCGTCGTCCTGCACATAGCTGAACGCGGTGGTCACGAAGTCCTTGTTCAGGATTTCGAAGCCGGCGTACAGTTGCCAGATCAGGATGATGAAACGGCTGAAGTCGTCGTTGTTGTTGATGAGCACCTGAGCGTTCGGGCCGCCGATACCCACGCCAATGGCTTGAGGACCGAAGAAGTAACCCTGAGCCACTTCCTTGGAAGCGTAGGTGCCACCAGTACCAGCGAAGGAGGTGCTGATGCTCTTGGTCGGGAAGTTGGTCGACTCGAAGAACTTAACGCCTTCAAACTGCACGCCGGTAGGCATGACAGGTTCACCAGCCAGGAAGTAAGCTTGGCCAGCCTGGGGACCTTGGAAGAAGCTGGCGTTGTTAGGCATCATGGGGTTGCCCATGTACATGCCCTGGCCAGGATTACCAGCGTAACGAGCGATCTCGCGGAAGTCGGGATCACGACGCAGGTGCATCATGAAGGTAGGATCGCAGATGCAGCGATACAGACCATCAGCGTAAGTAGGAACGTTGCGCTTGCGCAGGTCCTTGACAACGGTCAGCAGGTCGGTACGCACCTGGAACTGTTGAACTTCGTTGTCGTACTCGGTGGAAGTGTAGGCAATACGGCCAGAAGAATCTTTGACCTTGCCACCAGCGAAGTAGTAACCACCTTGGGTCGTAGAAGCGGCACCATTGGCTTCGGCTTTGGCGAGTTCATCAATGAACACGCGGTCGCGCCAACGACGGTAGTCATCCAGCAGCGTCAGGCTACCGATGGACTGGTGGAACATGTTGAGGTTGCCGGTGTCCAGCAGCAGGCGCTGAGCAGTGACCAGGGTCTCACGGGCAATCTTGAAGGTCGAAGGCTGGGTAGGATCACCCGGGTCTGCAGGACCGGTGTATTCCTTAAGCACCACCAGGACTTTCTCCTTGGTGATGTTACGGCTGTTAGCGGTACCGATCGTTTGGTCGGCAATACGCTCACGGCTGTCCTTAGTACCAGGGGTACCCCAGAACTTATAGCGGTCTAACTGAACGGTTTGACCGGGTTGGCGGGTGAAGTCGTGGACAACCACAGGCTCCACTGCCATCTCGGCAATGTAGGCAGGGTGGGGACGGTAAAGTTCCGCACCAAGGATCTTTGGAAAGTCGGTATCAAGAAACACTTTGTTTTATCCTCCAATATCGCAGGAAGTGTTTTATCGGGTAAAAGATTCAGACATCAGTGTGTCTTATCTAACACAAATTTTAGCAGTTGGTAATTTAAAAAAAATCACGTGTACTGCAGTGAGGCCGTTTTAGTACTGGCACGCGCCCCTGGTGTATTACTAGAACCCTGCTTTTCAGGATTGGCAATCACACCTTGTTGGAAACCGTATACACCCATAGATGCCGGGATAGCACCAAGGGCAACACCACCTAAACCAGCAGTGAGCGCCCCCGCAGGAACTGCTCCTGCAGCCATGATTTTTCCAATTCCCCGTGGCGTGATTCGCTCGGCAACATTTCCAGCCGCGGTAGAAAGATCTAATAGAACATTAGACACCAAGTCATTCTTCGCGCCGTAGCTTGCGCGAGATAACCGGTCTTCGGCTTTGCCAAGTAAACCTTGTGCTTGCTGCGTAAATTGCCCGCCGTATTTACCAGCTAAAGCAATATTACGTGCTCCAAGTAAACCAGCCGCTCCACCCAGCGCACCGGCACCTGCAGCAAGAGCAGAAGTGCCGGGATCTTCCCCTTGAGAAAGGGCGTACCCACCCGCAGCCAAACCAGCGGCAAGAGGTACGCCTACTTTTAAGCGATTACGCATCGCCTTACTCCATCACAAACAGTTTGTTTGCAACAACTTGAGGCTGGGCTAGGTTCAGGAGACGCCAAGCGTTCTGGGGATCACGGGCCATTTGCTCACCGAAAGAACCCCAGAAGTTTTCAGGAGCTTGGGGAGCAGCAGCGGCGGGAGGTGCAGGGAACTGACCAAGTTGCGGTTGTCCCAGGGCCTGGGTCGGGTAGCCACGAGTCTCTAATTGAGCTTCGTTTTCGTACACAGGATACGGACCTTCAGGGCCAAAGAACTTCAGCGTGTAATCGCTGAGCACATCGGGGTTGGTCAGAATCTCGTTGTAGGCCAGGTTCTCCTGGTGCTCGTTGACCGCAAAGTTGGCGTAACCGGTCAGTGCATCAGCGGCGCGGTTTCCCCACGCGACGGCGCTGTCCAGCATCCCTTCCAGATTCAGGGCGTAGTTGTTCAGCAGAGCCGGAGCTTCCACCCCGTACGCGTCGATTACCATCCGGCTTTCCTGGCTCAGATCCAGGTAATCCGCGATCTCCGCCAAGGACGGACTGGAGGAGGTTTGGGAATAGTTGGGCGAGTATTCCTGGTTGGGAGACCAAGTCTGCGGAACCGATTGTTGCGTATTGGGGCTGCTGGCCAGGCCGTAGTTGGCTGGGGTATACGCTGTCGGAGCCTGCGAGGGTGCTCCCTGGAACGGGGATTGAACTGGAGCGCTCAGCAGGTTCACCACCTTGTTGAACGCCGATTCCCAAGGATTCCCCGCCTGGTCCGCCGGTTGGGATTGGGGGGCGTACTGAGTAGGGGCTGATTGGTAGCTGGGGATCGCCTGAGGTACCGCTTGGGGGTAGCTGGTACCCACCTGATAAGCCACTGGAGCCGCCTGGTAGCTGGCCGGAGTTGCCTGAGGAGCCGGAGCTGCCATCACGTAACTGCTCGGAGCGACGGCCGCTGGTGCTTGGCTCGTCTGTGGGATCGATTGGACGGTAGCGTCCTGCATAACTCATCTCCTTTTGTAGAGCTTCTAAAGTGCGATACAGATATGGGGTTAAATCCAATCGCGGATCTGCAGCCATCGGTAAGTCCGGTGATTGCGGATGGGGGGTCTGCATCATTCCACCCACCAGGCGAGCAAATTGAGAGTAAGCACCCTGCAATTCATTCACCATCCTGAACGGGAAACCTGATAGCATCCCGGCCCTTTCTTCATCCGTCTTAGACGGGAAGAGGTACTTCAGTGCTTCAATGCTATCAACACCTAATTCTTGCAGGTTGCGAACAACAATGGAGTTGTTCAGTACATCTTGCGTAGAATCTTCGTATACAGGTCCCAGCCAACGCCACTGCATCGTGACATCACCGTCTGGAATCAACCCAAGTACACCGGGTGGAATCTGCTGAGTCTTTAAGCAAGCCATCATCAATTGCTTGACCTGCTCTTCAAACGCACGCATTGCATCGTTGTATGCGGCAATGTCTGCGTCAGATGCAGTCTCTGGTAGTTCCAGGGGTTTCTCTAGTCCTGCAGCTGCCGCTAACGTCTCTCGGAACAAGCGCTCTTCCTGGTAAATAATAAGTTCCAGGCAACGGCACACACCATAGGTGTAAATAGCGTTTGCTTTTTTCTTCGATGTTGCGGAAACACGTCCAAACAGAGACTTGTATTCCGTAGCTGTCACGCCTGCAGAAATGGAAAGTTCATCCACACCGCCTAAAGCTGTACGGATTTCTTCTCGGTACTGACGTGCGAAAGAATTCTGGTCACCAGTGATGGCATCTGGGACAATGTAACCAACACGGTCGTTAGGTTCCAGGTTTGCGATCACCCTAGGCACGCGGATCTGACCGTCAACACCACGGGAGATTGGGTCTGCTTTGAACCTTGACTGGCTCAATGCACCCATGCCAGTAAAGCCTGAGTTAGCAGCAATAGACGGACGCTGTACAGCCACATCACCACCGGCCTCCATCAGGTCGGTCTTGGGACGAGACGAAAGAAGGGTTGGGTTACCAAAGAACTGCACGTTCTTCCGCATGGTGCGGACCATTTCATCATGCGTGCAGATGTGGTTGGCTAACGCTTCAAACTCACCAACACCTTCAGTTGAGAAGCCTTTGGGATTATTGAAGATCTCAACGCAGGGAATGAATCCAAGCGTATTCTTGAACGTTTTAGTTTTACCTGGATTTGCTTGGTAAACAGTATCGAAAGAAAGTTCACCTTCCGAATGAGTCTCCTCAATTGTTCGCCGTTTGATCGAAAGTCGGATGTAGCGTTTTGCTCCGCCTTGTCCCATATAAGCAGGGCCTGTAAGCTTGTCACTTGCAATGTCCTGCTGGAAGCCAAGACCCTGACGGACCTTGTAGCTATAGATGATTACAACTTCGTCAAGCTCGCCGTCGATGTTGTAGAAAGAACGATATTCGTGACGCCTGAAATAATAAAGGCGATAGTTGTTTTGCGTGGGCCGGATATAAAAGATACCCTGGCCATCACACATGAAATAGTCCCAGATTGAATCCAGGCGTGTGTCGATCTGATTGTATTTGACTACGCGATCAATAAAGTCTTTGCGTTGATTGCCGAAGTTGTCTTGTGCAGGAAAAAATTCAACACCTTGGCGGATGCCAAAGAGCTTCATCTGTGAAAGGTGTGACGCTACGATACCAGTGTCAATAGACACGCCGCCGTCTTTATCGAGGTACGAGTCGACGATTTCTTTCAGGCGTGATTTAGCGTCTACAGCCATTAACTATTTACCCCTTGTTCTGTTAATACTAACAATAAATCAGACAACTGTCTTATCAATAAAACCTTGGGGGAGCTGTCCACCAGGGAAGAAGGCAGCATTACCCGTGGGGACGCCACCTTGGAATCCACCCATTGCTTGAGGAAGCATGGGTTGTGCGCCTGGCACAGGAATAGCCTGAGCTGCCTTAACACCACGCAAGCTAGCTGGTAAAGATTCTCGAATTTTTTTAATATTTTCTTCTATTTGGCGCCCCCTGTTAGTATTTTGCATACCGTAATCAAACAGGCGATTCTCAATATCTCTACTTGATGGCATGTAACCTGGCGATCCAGCAAGCATGTTTGCGTCACTTGCTACACCTGCAGGATTGCCTGCAGGAAAACCATAATCACCGTTATAGTAACGAATCATTTAATCCTCCAGTACTTCGTAACCTGCTATGTCATTCAGTCTACTCAATATAATTCCATTTCCTTTTAAATTCCACTCGAGAATATCACCCTCTTCCCAACCAAGTTCTTCGATTGCTTCGTCTGGCAGCAAGATAAAACTATCTCCGTTTTCGTCCTCTTGTACTTCCAGGATGTAACTCATTTTGTCAAAAGCTTTTCAATAAGCTTATCAAGCTTAATATTGATCTGGTTAAAGTTGTCATGCATTTCCTGGATCTCCCTAAGGAAGTCCACTTTCAAGACATATTCAAGCGGCATGCGATTGACTTGATTTTCAAGAGAAGTCACTTTGTTCTCTTGCGCTGTCATTATGTCACGCAATTGTTTCATACGTTCGTATGTGCGGCCTAATATTTTATTGGCAACCCAAGACCCCCCTGTAAACGCGGAAATTACCGCTGTCAAACCAAGGGCTAAGTACTCTGGTCCCACGACTGCAAACGCTTTTTATTAATTCTAATTCTTAGTAATCAAGATGAAGCTGCCCTTTGCGAGCAAGGCCATTGACTAACCATACTAACGCGTCGACCGTGTCATCGTGACTACTGACACCAAAGTTCGTCAGCTCTTCAAACATGTTTGTAAAGTTGCGGTAACGATTAAAGATAATTTTGCGATCCTCAAACATGCCAATAATTCCACGGAAGCGAGCCAATTTATCTGCCCTGAAGCCCTTAACTGGATGCCACAGTAAATTATAAAGACCTTCGTTGCTTAGGCAGACTCTCTTGAAGTCCGCTTCTAGAGACGCTTGGTATTGGACCGCTTCCGACCAGATGTCGCAAGTTGAATAAGTCGGAAAGTAATTCCCGTTATCATCGCGACCAAGAATAGACCAATCATTGAGTAGCTCTTTCATTGCGTCAAGTTTTTCCAGGTTGCCCATTACGCGAATGCGGCGATAATCAATGATGTGTATGCGATCATCAACGCGACCACCTAGCACCATTACGGTGTAGTCATTCTTTTCCTTGATGCCTGCAGACAGGTCAACACCAATGCCAAGAGCGTCAAATTCAGTTGAGATTTCAGCTTTAACAATTAGCTCTGGTGCCAGGGACAGCTCGTTCTGTCTGATGACTTGATTCATGTACTGGAATGAAAAAGCAATTGGTGCCTGCCTTTTCTTTTCCTTGAGGTAATCAAGGGACCACATCTCAGGCCAATAGGACTCCTCGTCTCCTGTGACGGGATCGTTTTGGATTGCAGAAAGAACAATCTGCGTCCAGTTGTTCTGTTCGTTGAAAGTAGTTGCGTGAATGTCATCATGTCGGAAGCGAGTTCCAAGGCAGATAGCCCGTCCCCCTTCAAACATAGTTGGTGCAATCACTGCGTTCCAGTTCTCCTGCATCATCTTTCTGATGTCAGGGTTTGCGATGTCCGCCGAACTTTTAATGGCGTCATCGATACAGACCAGATGACTACGCTTGGAAGTCACCGAACCTTTTAGGCCTGCTGCACAGAGCGTGAACTGTTCGTCACCTGTGGTTTCAATGCCAGCAAAGCGATGGTCAATTGACCAGTACTCATTACTGGTTACGTTCTTGAGAAGACGTACCTTTGGAAATACCTCTTGATATCGCTTGCTCTCAATGATCCGTTTAATGGTTGCCGACTTAGAGCGTGCAATATCAACCGTATACGACAGATAAAGAATCTGTAGTGGCATCTTGGCTGTGGTATGCACGCCAATTGCCCATGCTGTGAACAAACCCAAGCTTGTGGATTTGGCACTACCCCTGGGCGCCAGTAGATCAATATTGGGGCCAGCAATTTTGGTCAGACAATTACTATCTTCCCCTGTAACGAAGTGACGATGCCATTCCTTGTGGTGCTTCGCAGGAGGCTTATCGGCTACGTACTCACAGAAAAAACTAAAATCTTCTCGCGCTAACGCAAGAGAATCTTCGTTTTTTGGTTTTCTAAGTTGTTGGTTCTTAGCAGCTGCCTTTGCATTTCGCCTGTGTGTTAAGTGAAGATACGAAGGCACGACTAGTATTTAACGTATCTCTAAATACTACCCTATTTTTTTTCTTTTTGCTTTCGCTTTTCTTCTTGGTACTTTTGAGCTTTATCTAAAGCTGCTTTACGCTTTTCTTTGTCTGACATCTCAGACCCATCTTTGTTCTTTGCTTCTTTTTTCTTGAGGTATTCAAGAAATTGCGGAGGCATCTTACCTTTTGCCATCAGCCCATCTCTTGACGAATACGAGCAATCATCTGCTGGTAAGCAGGAGATCCTACAGATTCTCCTTCAGTAGCACGCACAGCGCGGCCAGGACCAAAAGAAATTCCCTGTGGTGTTCCACGGTTTAAGCCTTCTGATACCGCTGCGCTGCCTGACATACCCCCTTCTTCCGTCATGGGGCTACCCATGGGCGCAGGAGCTGTTGATAGTGCC